TTTTACTCTACTCCAATATCCTTCTTGGTCTGGTAAAGTACTACCTGTACCACCAGTATATGTTTTATAACCATCTCCAGTATTAGGGTCTATTCCTCTTATATTGGCATCTCCGTTAATAGAATTACCAGAAGTGCCATCTGATTTATATGCATTAATAGAATTTTCACCTTTACCAGATATTTTTACTCTACTATCTGCCAGACTTTTATATAAATCTAAGTTTCCTGATGCAGTAGCAGACTCTGTATTAGCTAAGGCAGGGTTAAATAAAATATCTTTTCCTTTTGATGATGTCATAAAATCATAACCACCACCTAAATCAAATACATCTGGCACATTATTACTTGGTAAACCTGCACCAAAACCCACAGAGGCTGATAAACCAGTTGCAAACGGGTTTTCTACACCTTGTGCTATTGCTGAACCTATATTAGAACCAACAGTACTTGCAACTGCGGTTGCAGTATCAGAAATTAATTGTTGTTGTATTTGTTCTGGTGTTAAAAAACCATCTGGTAATTCGCCTAAATTTTTATAGGCATCTAATTTAGCTCTATCTTCAAAATCGTTAGGGTCATATGTTCTTTCGCCAGTTTGAATGGTTTTTACCCATTCTAATATAGGCATGGCACCAGTTCCATATTTTTTTTGAAGTTCGCCTTCTTCAAGTTCTGGCTTTTGTGTAGCTATTTGATAAACACCATATTTAAATAATGTATCATCATCAACTGTTTGTTCTCTTGCATCATTTTGATTAACAATATCGCCAAATGCACCAAAGATAGCATCTTTAATTTCAGGCATTTCCATTGAACTATTTGTAAAATTTAATGACCTTGCTAAATCATCACCACTTCTTGTAGTTGTGCCATCTGGATTTACTGTACCTCTAACTGCCATTAATTAACCTCCAAAAAGCTGACAATAATATGCAATCTATCTGCAGTTGTTGCCTGTGCCTTCAAAATTTCAGCTTCTTCTATTATAAGTGGTTGAGATAATAATTCAACTGTTGTATTTGATGCAATCGACTTAGCCTTAAATACAGAGAAAATAGCACTTGCACTATTTGTTAAGGTTATATCTAAAGTATCAGCACTACCACTATCATTACTTATTAAAATACTTTTAACGATGCTTTGTGTAGCAGTAGGACAAGTATATATCGTTGTATTATTAGTTGAACTTAAATCTGCCTTTGCATTTTTATAGTTATTAGCCAAAGAAAAACCCCTTTGCCGATGCTTGGTCTTCTGTTGCTTGACTTTGTGCTTGTGTAGTTAAATTATTCTGATTTTGTTGTATTTCTAATGCCGATACAAGATTTCTGCAAAAATCAAATAATTGTCTCATACTATCTAAAGAATTAGTTAATTTAAAAATACTTGGTGGGTTTGGTAATCTAATCATCTAAACGAATCCTCTTGTGCATTAATTCTAAAATCTCCCAATGACCAATCATCATTTACTCCAGAACTTGAATATTTTATAGATATTTGTCTACCTTTTACTCTAGTACTTACCTTTTGTGTTGTTGATGTAATTGTAAAAGGTCCTTTTGTGGTTTCAGTCCCATTAGGATATTTTTTAGATTTAAATTCTACCAATAAATTTGTATCACCTGATAAAGTTGCATCTGGTACAATCTTATCAATTAAAAAAGTTTTATTGCCCGTTTCATCTATTTCAAGTTCACCACTTTGTACAAAACAATTCATGGCACTACCATTATTACTTGTACCTGTTTCATGGTTGTATAATCTTCCATCACCATCAAAGGCAAAAGGAACATTTCTAAAGCCTTGAGCATCTAACCAAACATTTCTATCTAATGAACCTACTGTCCATACATTTTCAGCATAGTTATAGGTTACATAACTATCTGGTTCTGGATTAACAGTTCCAGAAGGGTTTTCATCACTTACATAAAACCAAGTAATTTCATTAAATTTTTTATTTTGACCAACATATATTTTGTCAATGTATCTTACTTGCATTCTATCAAATACATAATATTTTACTGTACATGGTAATTCTTGTACTGCACCGTTATAAACAAAGAAATTACTTTTCCCTATCCAATAAACACTACCATCAACACTAATAGAACCATTTTTTGCAACTGCACCACAATTAACAGAAAGTAATCTAAATGAAAANGTAAACGGNGGTCCCACAAAACTCATTCCATAAACAGCTTCATCTGTATTTATAAAAGTTTCATCTTTTGNAGGCACAATAGAAATAATNTTATTACCAACTTCTAATCTTTGGTCGCCTGATGTATTTGTTGAAGTAGGTGTAAAATTAGTAAAATCTTCTTGGTCTGAAAACCTAACTAACATAGGGTCTAAATCTGTAGTGCCGAACAAAGTAGTTCCACCCACAATTAAGTGTCTATCTGGAAAAGAAATGGCAATATCTCTGTTTTTTGTAGGAACACCACTTGCTCCACCTATAGCTGATACTAATGATGCTCTTGTGGATTCACCTGCCGATGTATCCCAATAAAAAATTTGACCATCTCTATTACTTGCTAATAAATCTTCTCCCCACAGTTGCAATGACCATTGAGTAGCCTCTAATGCCACTACATCACTATCAACATCTCTTGCAGTACCCCATGTACTTAAATTCCATGTACCTACTCCAAAACCAGTTGCTGTATCGGCACTTTCAATATTCATTTGTGCATCACGACCTATTAAATATTCAACATCTAAACCTGTACCACCACCTGTTGCACCACTTGATGCTTGAGTTGGCGATTGTATAGAATATGAATTAGAATCTATAAATGTTATTGAATATCCTTCAACTCTATTAAGAGTATTTGCACTAATTCCACCAACTGCGGTGGCTTCTTTAATAACAATGAAGTCTCCATTTTTAGCACCATGGTTACTATCTGTTACAGTTATTGTTGTTGAATTTTGTGTTGTAACTAAGGGGTTGCTTAAATTTGTAGATGTTTTTCTTAATGGTGTTATATCGTATAAAACTCCATTCATAATAATATACAAATGATTATGTGTTCCCAATGCAATTCTATCTGAACCATCTGTATCAGAACGCCAAAATAAAGCTTTTTTAGGCTTTCCTTGTGCTAGTGTTTCTGTACTTGTATCTGCATTATTAAAATATACTTGTTCTTCCCAACCACCTATTTTCGCAGGATAACCATTTCTAAATCTTACAAGGTTTGCATCAACATAGAATGGTCCATTTTTTCCTGCGGAATATTCAGTAATATCTTTTACAATACCAGAATTTAATTTTAAAAGCCTATAACTCAAACTGTTATACTCCCCATTCTAGCACATAGTCTTTCTGCTCTATTTGGTACTTGTTTAAACCATTTTGAATTTCGCATTTCTTGTTCTGCTGATTTCCAATTAAAATTTATTACATTTTCTCTCATGCGGACAAATTTGCTTAAACGTGGACGACCAAGATTAAACATCATATTTGCAATAATTAACTGTGCTTCATCTGGTAATGTATAAAATTCATCATATAGTATGGTACAATCTTCAATAACTTGCTCAATGTCCGCTAGAAAACACTCATCAACTCTTTCTTTGCTAACCTCTTGACCTACCTCAAGGTCGTTTTCTGGGTCTGTAGCCTTACATAAATGCCCTATTCCAAAAGTTTTATATCCTAAATGGTCTAAATATACCTCATATTTAACACCTTCGTCTTCAATAAGTTCTTTTTTTAAAATTTCTAGTTCCATTTATACCTCTTTTAAATCTTCAATACTTGAAAAAGCTGAATATTTTGAACCACTTACGTCTAAATCTTCTTCTATAATCTTACAAGCAGGACAAATATAATTACATCTAGTAATAATATCATCTTTTACAATTAATTGTTTCTGCATGTTAATTTTACAAACGTAACATAATTTCATTTATCTACCTTGTCTTTTTCTTAAACAATCTACATGACGATGGTAAAAATAATTACCTATTTTGTTAAAAATTTTTGATAATTTTAACCAGTGCCATAACATTATTTTGTTAATCCTTTTTGCTTTTCATATGTCCTAAGTCCGCCAATTCCGAGCATTCCGCCTAAAACCGTTAAAAGTGTACCCATATCAAATTCTGGTAATTCTGGTAATTCTGCACCTGCGAAGGTGGCACCAAATATTATTAAATCTTTAATGATAAAATGATAAGCAAAAGCAATCGCACAGACCCACCCAACTGCAGGTCGCCAACCGCCTTTAAATATAGAACCAGATTGCGCTTCTGCTTTATTAATCTCTAATTGTGCTAATAATGCCTCTTGAGTATGTTTTTGAGACATAGTTGCTATATCGTGTGCCAACTTAGCCTTTTCATCAGCATCAGGAATAAATTTATCAAGAATGCTAGTTACAGGTCCTATTAATGCTGTGAGCATTTACATTCCTTTCTTTTAAATTTACTGTCTATCCATACTTTACCATAATAAAGTACAAATAACCAAAAGGTAAATAATATACCTTCTA